AGACACAATCGGACCCGTATAAAGAGTCCCTGTTGAAGGTATGTACTTGAGGTCGGGATCCGAACCGAGGCCGATAGTTCCTACCGGGCCAGTGGCTACATTTCGACCGAAAAGGAGGTAGTTATTAGATACGCTACCTGATCCATCCGTGACGGTGACGTTTGTCGAAGTAGTCGCTGTACTGGCAGTCCCGGTCACATTTCCAGTGAGTGCAGCAGTTATTGTGCCAGCAGAAAAATCACCGGAACCGTCACGAAATACCAGAGTACTTCCGGTAGCCGCCGAAACCGCATTTGACGTTACTGTAAAAGTTCCGCCTTCGGAGTTGACACTACCCGATATACCATTCCCGCTGGTAGCTCCCTGCTGAACATAGTTACCAGTCGTATCTGTACCGAGAGCAACTGAGTTTGCTTGTATGGCTGCTGTGCCAGTTACATTGCCAGACCCATCGAACGAGGCGGATGTCCATACAACATCCCCCGTCATGCCTACAGTCCTACCAGTTGCAAGTGCTGTTGCTGTTGTTGCATTGCCGGTCAATGCTCCGGTGAATGTTACTGCACTGAGACTGCCACTGGATGGGTTATACCTTAGACCGCTATCCGTCTCTATCCCCTGCGTACCGGACGCCCCATCAATGAACGTAGGATAAAGGCTCGCATTCTCTGAGTCGTTCGCTACAGCCGTTATCTGGGATGCTGGTCCCGTGAGTGCCCCAACGAACGCAGTTGACGTAATCGACGTTGCTTCTGTAACAACTCCTGCGTCAATTACGATTGTGTTATCCAGGACAATCTGTTGACCTCCGAGCGGGGTAATGTTCAGATCCGTCCCACCCGTTGTGGATATGGTTGTCCCATTGAACTCAAGGTCATCCAGCTTCACCTTCCCGGTACTTGATGGAGTCAGCAGGATGCTTCCGGAAGTAGCGTCTTCCAGGGTTATCGTGCTGGAGTTCGCCAGAGTGCTGTTCGTGCTTAGTATAAGGTCGTGGGCACCATTCGTGGTTATCGTCGCATTGGCGCTTCCCGTGCCCAGCACGGCACCTTCGGCCTGGACGGTCCCAAAGCCATTGTGGACTTCGTTCTCTGCGTCGGACCCAAGTAGCTGGGTGTAAATCAGTGCTGTTGCTCCATTCAGGAGAATGAACTTTTCAGCGGCTTCGTTGCCACCGACATCAAACGTGATGTCCGCGTTGTTAGTGAGGCTATTCCTTGCGTAGAACACTCTCCGTGGATAAGCACCGGGGACTCCCTGGATGGTGATCGCACAGTTTACGTTACTTCCGCCCCCGCTATTAACGAACTCTACAAAGGAAGCACGACCGCTTGATCCACCATTGTCAACTACGGCATCAGTGAACGCATCGGCTGTGTTTGCTAACGTCCATGTATAGGCTACGTCACCATCCGCAATTGGGATAGAGGCATATGCGGCAATGGATTCGTCCACCCGCTTCCAATTCTGGTTAGTAGTCGCACCCCAAGACCCAGCTTGCTCGCCAGTCCCGATAAGTTCAATGCCGATATCACTTGTATACGTCGATGCCATTTATGCAGCCCCTGGCTGTGCGACCATTGGCCGACTGGAATTATCGCGGTAAGTAGAGTTTCGGAAGTTCCCCTGCTGTGACATTACAAGCAACATAAGGGCTTCCTTGAAACGATTGTCGTATAACTGGAGTAGGTCAGCTTCGCCCTTCATGAAGGTATAGGCTTCAACCAAGCAACCATAAAGCAATGTGGTTTCCCCATGAGTGCTGAGCCACGTTCCTGACGAATCGGTAATTAACGAACTTGGCCTGAACAGATAGAGAATTTCGTAGTCATAGATACCGTCTGCCGTTGGCGATATGGGAAAGGTTGCCAATCCATCATTGCTTGCATCGTTGTAAAAACTATAATACTTAGGCGTTCCATCAGTTGTGTTGTCCGAGATTGGAGCATATTCTTGCAGGAAGTTATAATCCTTGAGAAGAAGAAACTGCCAAGGGTTAGTCGTTGTTGCGCTACCTTCCCGAACCTTGAAGTACAGAGGTGATACTGGTGAAGTTTCATTCGAGAGGGCTACGCCGGGACCAGTGCCAGCAATAGCTACATTGCTGTCGTGGTCTGCCGTTTGACCCGTCTCTACCTTGGTATTGTAATTCGCAACCTCTATCGCGAGATTGATACGCTCTTCTGCCTGCCTGATCATCACATCAAGATTGTTCACGAACGTAGTCTCATCGTTCTGAGTGTAGTCCTGAATCGCAGTCTTTAATGTGGCAAGCGTGAAAGCCATTACTCATCCATCCTGTACCGGGTTCCCTGGATAGCGGATCTGCCGCCCAGCGCCTCACCCTTCTTGACCTTGGGGGTAACAAGCCCACCGTGGTAATACTGGGAGTAGTTCTTGTCCTCGTATTCAACGGGAAGCCCCGCCTTGGCGGCCTCTTCGTGTGCCTTCGCTACACCCGCCTCGTCGTAACTAAAACTCTTAATTCCTACTTTAGGCATATCAATAGTCCCCACTTATGAATTCTTCCCAAGTAATACCATTGAATGCAGTCGAAGTGATAACCCTGCTCTGGGTCAATCCCAGTGGTGGCCTTGGATTCCTTAAGGAAGTTACCTCTACGAGGTTTATCTCCCCGATGTGATTCTGCGGTTGGTCTGGGTCCCAGCACTGGGTGCATACGAGCAGCGCAGTCTGCTGATTATTTATCGTCTCAGTCCTAAGAGTCCTGAGCGGATACCTAAAGCTGCACCTCGCACAGAATCCATGAGGCTCTACGCCTACCGTTCCCATCTAGAAAAGTTTCCTCTTCGCAGTAATAGTCCAAACTACATCGGCGCGGGTAGCCGCAGAGCCGAATATCGCCGTACTCATGTCAGGAAAGAATATCCCGAAGTTTTCATTTTCATCCGAAAGCCACTCAACCACCATGTCAGTAAAGTCCCACTCAACGTAGTAACTCCCAACCACTCCCGAGACACTTCCCTCTGTCGTGTAATCCGTGCCCTCTACCCCACCATTTCCGAATGAATTCCATGACACCGAAGATGGATCGTAATCTGTTATCACCCGATAAGCATTCGTTGTCGCGCCAGGGTTTGTGTAGGTCCGCCCGAATATGTTCGCACCGACACTTAACTTGGCAGAGCTAACGTCTAAGTCGAAATCAGACCCAAGTATACCGGCATCGTTGCAAAGCAAACTGAACTCGACATTAGTTGTTCTTACTAGCGATTTGTCCCTTACGCCTAGGATGTAACTCGTCCTGAAATTGGCCGTGTCAACAGCACCGCCAGCGCCCTGATCACTTATCTTATTCGTATTCGCCGCAACGAAGCTGACTGTCTTGTTTACTAGGGTCACCGTGAGTTCCCTGCTCTCGGACAACCCCTCATCTGGCGCAACCTGGCTAAGGATATCACTCCTCCTGAGCGGAGCCTCTGACGGGAACGACTGCGGGTTGTCTATGTCGAAGCAGGACTCACAGACTAAGTAACCAGTTTTCCTCATGGCCACAACTTGTGGCACCAATTCGTTCAGCTTGTACTCGAAGCTACATACATCGCAGGACCCTATTGCTCTCTGTCCTTCTGCGTACTGTGCCATTTATCGACTGTAACTCCACGGCACAAACCTGATTGGAGCCTTCTCTCTGTCCTCGTCAGAAGCATAGGAAAAGGTTTCCTCGTAATCCTGCTTCAGCATTCCCACCCGGCCAGAGGCTTCTGGCCTCTTTAGTGCGATCTTGTACGCAAGGCCAGAGATAAGAGCAGGCCAGAATCTGTCTGGAACGTCAGCGTTGTACTGTCCACCCGGACCAACATCGTACATCCTGCGCACCCTGGTGTATATAATCTTGTACTTAAGAGAAGCGTCCGGCACTGGCCAGAGTGTGACTGTCACAGCATTCTGCCTTCTGTCAACGTATATCTGGGTTGGCTTCGCCTGTGTGAGCTTGTTCGGGATAGAATAATACGTATTCCTCGATATCCTCGACATCACAATGTCAGTCTGCGTAGTCTCCGTCCCATCATTTTCCCTCAGGACGGCATCAAGGACAGCCATTGTGTTTGGCCTAAGGGTGTAAGTCGCAGTCCCTTCCACCAGGGTTTCAGCACCCGTTCCATCTCCGGTGGAGTCGTACTTGACTTCATCTACGGACCAGAGATTGATTCCCCTGTTCTGCCACTCAACGAGGAGCAGATCCAGGCTGCGCCTCGCGGTTCGTAAGTCGTACCCGCTGACCATAGCGAGGCCAGCACGCTCGAATGCCTCTTCCGCTATTTCTCCTATGTCTGGCAGGAATGAAGTAGTGGTATTTACAGCCATCTATGACGCCCTTAAGTAGTTAAGCACCCAGCCAATTGTCAAGAATAAGCTAATCCCTATAGATGCAATCGTAGTTAGCTTCGTCTGAAGCCTTGCTTGATCAACCTTCATTCTGTCATGCTCGTCTGAAAGCATCACCACTATTGTCCTAAGATTCCTATGGTCATGCCTTACCTCCTGCAACTCTTGGAGTGCTGCACCGACCTCGCGCTCAGTGAACTCTCCATCAGGGGTCATCTAGCCTCTATGGCTCTGAGTATTTCCTGAGAGGACTGCCTCTGCTCTGTCCGCAACTCCTTGATTTCGATCTTCACTTCGTCAAGAATGCGGGCATTGTTCTCCACATTTGCAGCCACCCTCTCGGCCCTCACCTCTAGGGCTGAAACTTTAGATATATGGGCAGCACCCGTGTGCTTCGGCTCTGCCGCATGGGAAGTAAATAACATCATGACGGCACCGATTGCGCTCGCGACCACTGTAAACACAGTCCAGAAAGTGGTCTGTCCGACAGGCTCCATGCTATGCGCCCTCATAAAATACTATCAATGAAGTCTTCGCAGGAACCGGATCATTGGAAGCAGTACCCGTTAACTTGGGAACAAAAATACCATCCGGAAAGAGTATAGACATATTTCCGAACATGAACGGAAACGGATTAACACCTATACCGTATGCGGTCCCACCAACCGGAATGGCAAACTTAAATAGGAGGTCACCCGTACCGGACCCGTTTCTGAATTCAATAACCCTCTTGGTAATGTCACTAGCGAAGTTAACGCAATTAACGCCCCCGACTCCTCCCACCGCATCGGTAACTGCAATCTGGACGCCGAACAATCTAGCCCTGCCAGCAATCATTCTATCATCATCCATTAAAAACTTTTCCGAACTTAAAACAACCATCACGAAGCCGAACCCCCGGAGCATATAATCGAAACGCCTATACATCCCGTATACAGAGTGGCATGGACACCGCTTGGGAATAAAACTCCTCCGCCGGGAAAATCCAAAGAATTCAAAGCGCCATAAACAGCGTCCGAGTAGGCTGAGTTCCCGTTATCATTAAACTGAATCAGAATATCCCCGGAAGCACTCCCGTCCCTAAGTGTAATCAGCGGAGGATCATCGGTAGTGTTGTTGAATGTCCCCGTAAAGAGAAGGCCAAATATCCTCGCCCTGCCATCAACCGCATCTCCGGTGCTGCTCACATAAACGCAGCTTAGCTTCGACATTTTTTAAGCCCCATAGAAAAGAATGGTAGAGAAGTTTAGCAAGGGAGCGATGCCAGAGGCGGTCGTGTCGGTCAAGTACATTCCATTTTCAAATAGTATATACCCATCGTCATCTGCGAATGAAAAAAAGCTGCTAGTCGGAAAGGAAGTATTCGCTATCGCTGGCATCTCGAAAAGAACAGTCCCAGACCCCCCGTCACCTGCCGCATTGA